TGGAATCCCGTTCTTTGTGGTGGCGGTCGTCAGGCTCCTGGAGGGGCCTTGGCCTTCTCGCCTCTCACTTGTGGACGCCCTGTATGCCGGGCCGATGGGTAGATTCTTGGTAGATCTCTGCATTCTATCATTTGTGTTGATCTTAGTTTGGTTCTTGTTGTTCAGGATCATTCCATGGGTATTTGGGTTGATTTTGCACGCTTGGTTGAGCCTGAGGCGAGTTTTGAGCTGGCGGCCGCGGTTTACCTGGTTGGTTGAGCAAAGGAGTGCCTTAGTTCCCATACCGAAGGAAACCGAGATGGTCGATCTGGTTCCTCGAGTTCCTGATCAGGTTCCTGAGTGTGTGTTATCGTCGTCTCCCTTTTGGAAACAGGATATGCCATCCTGTCAGGTTATCGTGACGCGGCTGGATGGGCAGGTCTTGGGTTGTGGATTTAGATTTCACGACTGGTTGATTACTGCCGATCACGTGGTGGCGGCTCATGATTCGGTGATTCTGAAAACCTTGCGGGCAGACGCAGGTAGGTTGGTTGATGTGCGCGTCAAGAACGTCCCAATAGACGACGTGGCCGTGGTGGGAGTCCCTGCTAAGGTTTGGTCCGAGCTCGGAGTTGCAGCTGGAAGACTAGCTCCTCTTGAGGTTAAGATGCAGGCCAGGGTGGTTGGACCCAATGGTCACGGTTCCACTGGTGTTGTGTCTAATTCCGACGCCTTTGGGATGGTTGAGTATGCTGGCTCAACGGTTCGCGGCTTTTCTGGAGCCCCTGTTATGGCAGCGAACCGTGTCGTTGCCATGCATGCATACGGAAACCACGTGGGAAACGTCAACGTTGGCATAGCTGCCGCATTTATTTCCGCCCTCATTGAGACCCCTGAGGACTCTGAGGATTGGTGGAGGCAAGTGCGCGACAAGAAGCTACATACCTCAATATCGTATGAGGACGACAGAGTGGTCCGGAACGAGAGAGGTCAGTACGCTCGTGTGTCGCGGGCTGAAGAAGAATTGATGCGTGAGCAGGGCCAAGGTCGTGGCGCTGACTACAACGACGACCTGTTTTACAAGGAAAAGAACCAGACTAAGGTCAAGCGAATCCAAGCGGTTGACGAGTTTGACTGGGCGGCCGAGATGGAAAATGAAGGCACTGGGTTGCCAATGGTACCCAAGAAAAAGAAGAGGAGGGTTCGAAACCGGAAGGCGACACCAGTTGCCCCGGTTGAAAGGACTGATTCTGAGTCTTTTTTAGTGTCTGGAGCCGGTGTGGGACCGGCTCAAAATTCCATCCCACGATCCAAGAAAGAGTCCGAAATGGAATCATTGAGAAGTACCTCGGAGGAATTGATGAAGCGGATGCTGAGTACGTTTTCCCAAGCGATCTCGGCATCTCCCAGTACGTCCTCGAGTTGAACTCCTTTTTCCAGCAGACTCTGATTCGTGCCAAGGTCCCCAATTGCTGCCCCGAAGATGTTATGATTGGTCGTTTGACGGCCAAACTCTGCCGGGCTTATGGAGCAGCAAGGTTTAACTTGCCCGTGGATTGGTTCTCTTACGAGAAATTTTTGGAAGTGCTAGTTCGGAACATAAACATGAAATCATCGCCTGGTATCCCCTGGTGCCATCAAGCCGCTACCAACGGACAGTTGTTGAAGTGGGATGGCATCAGTGTTGATGACACGATGGCTCGTGTTCTTTGGGCCGAGGTTCAGAGGCACGTCGAGAATAATGAATGGAACCCTTATCGGGTCTTCATTAAGGATGAACCGCATAAGGTGGCTAAGGCTCGCCTGGGCCGTTGGAGGCTTATCTTTGCAGGGTCGATAACAGACCAAGTGCTTGATCACATGCTCTTCAGATATCAGAATGAGCTAGAGATCGCAAATTGGATGCATGTCCCCTCAAAAGGTGGGTGGAATCCGATGGCTGGAGGCTGCCGCTATATGCAGAGGTCATTCGAACGACCTTGGGCTGTTGATAAGTCCTCTTGGGATTGGACAGCTCCGGCCTGGGTTTTTGACGTGATTTGTGAACATCGGATACAAATGTGTGGCAATCCTGATCAGCTTTGGAAGAGGTTGGTCAGAGACAGATATCGCTATGTTTTCAAGGACGCAGTCGTTCAGTTGAGCTGTGGCCTGAAATTTCAGCAGAAGGATCTGGGTGGGCTTATGAAGTCGGGATTTGTTAATACTTTTTCTGACAATTCTAAAGCTCAAGTTTTGCTACACTGGGCAGCGAGCTATTCGTGCGGACTTGTCCCTGGGAAGATCTATAGTCTTGGTGATGATACCCTTCAAGAGAAGGTTGAACACCCCAAGTACTTGGAGTTCCTTGAGGACTTCGGTTGCCTTATTAAGGAATCGGAAGATGGTCTGTACTTTGGTGGTTTCGACTGTGGGAGGATGCTACCCCTTTACGGTAGCAAACACAGGAAGAACTTAGCATACCTTCCGCCGGCGGATTTGCCGTCCGCCTTGCGTTCTTATGTGGGGAACTACGCTATGGATCTATCTGAGGAGGATTGCTCCGAGGAACCTGGAACGACATCGTTCCTTGCTTCTTTGTTGAGATGCCAACGGGATATTGATCCAGATGCGTGGGTTCCCCCTGAGGTGCTTAGGGCGGAATTCTTGTATGGAGACTAGGTGTTGATTAGC